GCCCATTTAGCTTTTTTCTGAACCGCAGGTAATCTATCAATCGCATTAATACATTCGTCTTTTTCTTTTGGATTAGAAATATAAGTATCAATTAATAAAGAATACAGTAAAGAGTAGATATTTTCCATCATTAATTGAAATCCGTAAAAGAATTTTGCTTCAGGATATTGTACTTCTCTATAAAAGTTCTCCGCTAAGTTTTCATTTACAATTCCATCAGAAGCAGCAAAGAATGATAATACATTTTTAACGAAATATTGTTCATTCTCAGAAAGGTTTTGCCATTCTCTGATGTCATTAGTTAAATCAACCTCTTCAGCCGTCCAAAATGCAGCTTGGTGTTGTTTATAGAATTCCCAAATATCATTGTATTGAATGGGGAAAATCACAAAACGATTTGGGTTAATTGTTAAAATTCTTTCTTTCATAGTTTAAATACCTTGTTTTTGTTTTCTTTTTTCTAATAAATCTTTAATTCTTTGTCTATTGTTTTCTTCTTTTTGTTCTTCATGTCCTAAGAAAGTTACTGAAGATTCAGTGTCAATGTCCAACATACCATTATCAAACTTACAATTTTCAAAGATAATTCCATCATCACCAATTCTTGATTTTGTAATCGCAATTGTTGCTAATTTCATTTCTTTTTGTTGTAATGTTTTAGCTACAGATATGATAACGTGACCAACTTGTGCTTTTTTAATTGATCCACCCATTTGGTCTGTTGTTACAACTTCAGCAGATATTGAACTCCTATTACCTTGTGTTGCAGTCCATCCAACCAAACTCAATTCGTGACACATTGCCTCAAATGCTCTCATAACCGAACCCTCCGATTTCCATTCATCCCCCAAGTTTTTCTCAGGTACAACACAATCGATGTAATCTAATAAAATCATATCAATTTTACATCCATCAGCAATCTTTTTTCTTACAAGATTTTTGATTTGTGTCATTGTCATTGTATCAGAAGGAAGTTTTTCCAAGATAAGTTGATTTTCCATTTTTTGTTCAATGTCTTTAACTCTTCTTAAAACTTCTTCTTTTTTATTAGACATATCGTCAGGGTGGATTTTAGTCCACAAAGTAAAATGTTTTCTTTGAATAACTTTAGGATTGTCCTCGAAAAATACTTGAAGCACATTATACCCCAAATTAAAAGCGTGATTCGCCATCTTAGTTAAGAATGTCGATTTACCAACACCCGTTGGGGCTAAAACAACACCAATTTCACCCTTTGCTAAACCACCCTTCAAAAGTCTGTCTATTCCAGGAATACCCATAGGTATTGGATGTCTAAAATCTTCATTTAATACATCATCCAAATTAGAGAATACACTTAACATTCCATCATCGTTGACACCTACTTGAAGAGCATCTCTAATCATTTCTTCAAGTGTGTCATAATTTTCGAATTCACCACCATCAATTACCTTTTGTGCTTTGGTAATTGCCTTTTGTAATTCTTGTTGTTTACAAAACTTAAGTGCCTTTTCTTGCACAAATTCACCACCTGAAATAGGTGATTCTTTTACTTTTTTGATTGTGTCTAACACTACCTTAGCAACAGTCTCTTGTTGGAATTCAGACTTAGTTACTTGTTCTAAAGTTTCAAATGATGGTACACTATCCCACTTTTTGTAATACTCCTTAACCATCTGAATAATGATTTTGAAATATTTGTTTTCAAAATAAGTGGGCTCAATAACATCCAAAATTGACCTTGAAAATTTATTATCTACAATGATTTGATTCAGGAGTTGTATTTGGAATCCACTTCCCAAATAATCAAAATTTTTGTTGTTAGACATGTTTTTTATATTAGTTTATGATAAATACTACACTAAAGTACTATATCCGAGGTAATCAAATGTTAAATCTTTAGATGAAAAAATGTCAGTTAAATCGTGAAGTACATTTTTTATTTGCTGGCGAATGTCTACGGTGTATCTTATTTTAGGTGGGTACAATTTTGCGTCGATTCGTCTATGACAAATTGTCTTGTCATTTTGTTTTATGAAAATGTTAAAGTATTCAGGATCATCAGTATATGACGTATTCAGTAATGATGGATTATTAGTTATCTCATATTGATTCTCCAAAAGATAACTAACCGCCTTCATCTTTAATGAATATTCTATATCGAAGACTAACCCACTCATATATTCCAAAAGTTCAATAGAACTTTTTGCTCGTGGATTGAAATCTCTAACATTGAAAAATCTTTGAACGATAATGTTATCGTTAACCATCATAAGAAACTCAAGTTTCATTAAATCATTTTGCTCTCTCATTTTTTTTAATTTTTTGTTTTAAAATTTTTTTTCTCTTTTCGTGTTAGTTTTAAAAAAGGTTTTAAGAAGTTTACCCAAGCATCATCCCCTTTTGGTAGAAATTTGAATACCCCATCTTCCATCATCATCTTTATAAGGTTTCTATGTCCTCTACCTTCAGGGTCTAATGTTTCTTTATAATACAATTCAACAATCTGTTTTCCTTCGTCATTAATGAGTGGGTTAGCAAGACTAACTATTTTTTCATTAATTTCAAAGTATTCTTGACCAAATATACCGCTTTTTGTTTTTCCTGTTAAAAGATTTTTCAAAGCAGAATTATTTTTATCTTCTTTTAACATTATTTCAGCTTTATTTAAAATTTCTTCTACCGAAACATGTTTTTCTAATAATTCAGGAAACAGTTTAAACAAGGTTTTATCCCCAAGGTAATAAATCCCATCAATATTATCTGACTTATCACCAGCCAAGATTTTATAAGTTTTAACATTGATATGAGGTAACCAATATTCTTGAACTTTTATCCTATCTCCATTTTTGTAAGTTTGTTTTATTCTTGGTGAATAAACTGATACATTGTCAGATATTAATTGTGTTAAATCCATATCACCTGAAAAAATAACGATGGTTTCATCTTTAGCTATTTGACAATAATAAGCTATTAAATCATCCGCTTCATTCTTTTCAATATCAACTTGTCTTACAAACATTTCTTCCAAATATTGTTTCACTCTTTGTTTTTGACAACTGAATGATTCATCTTTTGGGTCATCAGGTACTTTGTTTCGATTTTCTTTGTACTGTGGATACAATAGTTTTCTCGTTGAGGAGCTACCCTCACCATCCCAAAAAACGATTACCTTATCAAAGTTTTGTTCCTCAATAAATCGTCTAATTGTATTCAAGAAATGCCATATTCCACCGATATGTTTTCCGTTGTGAAAATAATCTTTAACTCCATGGAATCCTATTTTAAGGAGGTTATTGCCATCGATTAACAGTGTCTTTAACATTTAATTAATAATTCATGATTAACAATTCAGTTCCTTTCGTTTGTTCTTTACCCTTTTTAGCCGCGGCTGCTTTGGCAAATTCTTTTGATTCCCATTTGTACTCATCCTTTGGAAACCATTCATTTAGTAAATCAAAGTCGTAATAAGATAAACTAAATTTACCTTTAATACCTTTTAGTGAATTAGCTAATCTTTCATGGTCATTTCTATCAAAATCGTGATTTGAGTAATAATTTTCGGTTTTCCAATATGGAGGGTCGGTATAAAAATAAGTCTTCTCAGAATCGTATTTTTGTATAACATCATTGAAGTCCATATTTTCAACTTCTGTTATTTTCAAGAAATGTTCAACCCAATCAGGTTTAGATAATTTATCTCTAAACGTCAAATACTTTGATTTGTACTTACCTTTTAAGTCAATAAATGAACTTGTTTCAGGTTTTGAACCACTGAATACTTGAGTTAAGACATAAACATATTTAGCTGCGGTTTCATAATCAGGACAATTAGTTTTAAACCCTTCTGAAAATATTTCTTTCTGAAATTGATTAAACTGATTCTTATAAATTTCAGGAGTGTTTTCCTCTCCAAATTTTTGACATTCAATTGACTCAATCTTTTTCAATAACTCAGTTGGATTCTGAATACATTTAAAAAGATTATAGTTTAGTGGGTTGAAATCATTGTATATAACCCTTTTCAGGTTTGGGTATTCTTTCAAATCAATATTGAAGAATACCCAGTACATTCCTGAGAAAGGCTCAACATAAGTTTCAATATCTTTAGGAATGAATGGAACAATCCACTTTCCAATTTTCGATTTACCTCCAATATAACTTAGCATTGTTGTATCTTTATTTATTTAACATATATAACACATTTTTTTTATTCTTCATATAAAAGTTCATCTATTTGAGATGAACTTTCATCTAAAGTAATCTCACCAGTACCACTCAATATAGCATTCCAATATTGAGAATATTCTTTTTTATATTTTTCCAAAGCTTCTTTTGTGTCAGAGATGTATCCTTGTGGTACTGCAATTATTTTTCCATCTTTGTAAGCGATTCCATTTACATGATTTTTTAGTATGGAAATTTTTGTTCTAATTGCGTATGAAACAGTTCTACCATTTTTAGTTGCGGTAATATGATTAATACCTGATTTTTTTTGATTACCAAACAGAAATACTAATGAAGATGCTAACCATAGAGCCTCACCACCTTTTGCTTTAATTTCAGGTTGTCCAAAAGGATTATCAGGCAAGTCAACCCAAGGCTGATTAACTACAACCATAGTGTTATAATATGGATAATCTTCCTTTTTTGACCTAGAAATTCTAGAGTGAACCCCAATTCCAATTTTGTCAGATAGTGCTGAAGCATTGTGCATCTTACCACCTTTACCTTCAAATGTCATCTTGCAAGGAATTGAACCTACTGAATCCCACAAAAATAGTAAATTATATGGTAATTCACCTTTTTCTTGAGTGTCTAATAACTCATTTATATAGTCAGTTGCTTGTTCGATATAATCGAAACTGTCATTAAATATAAAATCACCATCCCATTCACCTTCTTCATTTTGAGAAGCATTTAACCCCAACTCAACCGCATGAGACCAACTCCATTTCTTTTCAGTTATTATAAAAACAGGTAAATGTCCTTTTTTTTGAGCATCAACTGCAGTTAAAATCATCGCAGTAGTTTTACTACTATTTGAGTGACCTAAAAACATGCTTATACCACCCATTACAGGCCCTGGTAATCCACAAGCTTCCATAAAAGCGTCCCCACAATTATAGAAAGATTCTGGTTTATATTTTGTTTTAGTTGAAAATTTGGACTTAATAGAATCCAAACTAATTTCTTTTTTCTTAATTGCCATTGTTATAATCGTTTAATAATTTTTGATAATCTTTTTTCCATTTAGGTTTTAACTCGATTTCACCTGTCGGTATATTACCTTTTTTTCTTTCTTTTTCAACATGATGTGAATTTCTAATAACAACGTTTGGTCTATCAGGTGTATCAGTTCCCATTCCACTCATGTGATAGTCTCTTCCACCCCACATATAAAACCACGATACTTCATCATCAGGTGGAGATGCTTTCACAATTTTATTTGAGTTTCTCATAATATTGTGAACAAAAGTTGCATCATAACCCGCGTTTTCCAAAGGATGTTTTCCAATTTTCTCCCAAATTCGTTTACTATAAACTATACCTGAATTACCTAAACTAGTTATTGCTGTAATGTTTGGTTCATTATAAAATACTCCTTTTTGCCAGTGAAGTAAATCCGTATCTTTATTAAAATATTTAGAGATATTTGATAAATGATTTGGTAATGCAATATCATCATCATCCCATACTGCGATAATATCACCTGAGCATAATGAAACCGCATAGTTTTCTTTATCACCAATAGTTTCAAATGTATGAGGTTGATTATAGATTTTTACATCTGGATGATCGAATTTTAATGTCTGAAGAGGATAGTCATTAACTATAATTAACTCTTTTTTACCTTCATATTTTTGATTTAAAAATGAATATAAACTCTCTTCTAACAAACTTACTCGACCATAAGTTATACATTTACACGAAATAAAAGGGTAATCCATTTGTAATTAAAAAGAAAAATAAGCCTCATTGATTATGAGGCTTTGGTTAAAAAATTAGAAAGGTAATTCACTTTCAGGTTCGAAATCCTCTTGTGGGTCAGTGTAACTTGTTTTTCCACCACCCATAGATACACCACCAGTTGATGAGTCTCCATAAGTATATGCTGCTTTATCACTATCCCATTTTGGTGTTTCCCCTCTTGCAATAGCTTCAAGGTATTCCACAGGTTTTTTAGAATACACATCTTCCCAAGTTAATTCATCATTAATCCAAGATTTTGAGGTTTCTTTATTTTCATGTAAAGGAGCTGGGTCATCATACATTACAGTTTGGATAACTGTGTAATATCCACCCTTTGGTGTTTTTGCTTTTGTCATTTCAAGAATAATGTCTCTACCTTTTTCAGTGTCAGTGACATCACCTTTAGCTCTAAAGATTGGAATGATCTTATCTAAGATTCCTTCGTTCTTGTAGTTATGTTTAAAACGCCAAAATTTAACACCATCTTTTTCATTGTCACGGTCAATAACTTTTACAATATAAAATTTACGTGGTTTATATTGTGTTGCAAGTTGTTTGTCAGATTCTTTACCAGTCGCCATAAGTTCTTCATAAACTTCACTTAAAGGAGAACGTTCATTAGAATTCTTTCCTGGGTCATAGAATTTCTGCCATTTACCATCGACTTGAATTTCATGAAACCATACTTCTTTGAACGGGCTAGACCCATCATTAGTTGGTAGAATTCTAAGTCTTTTTTGACCTTGTTTTTCATTGTCTTTCAATAGAGCTGCGAAGTATTTCTTCATTCTCTCATCTTGAGACATTTTGTTTGTGTTTGTGCTAGATTTTTGTGATTGCTCATACTGAGCCAAAATAGCATCTAAAGGATTTGTCGCCATGATTAATTAAAATTTTAAGTTAGAAAATATAATACACAATTATAAGTGTCAGCCGTTAGTTTGTCAAATAAAGTCTTAATATATTTTTTTAAATTTACTCATATCATCTTCAGGTGTCATTTCATCTTCACCAAAGTTTCTAAAACTTCTTTTAATTTCATTTGGTGAGTAATTTTCAACTTCATCAGGAGTAATAATGTATTGATCTTTGCCTGTTTTTTCAAAATCCTCTTCTTTATCTTCAAAGAATTGACTTAGTTTTTGATTAAAAGGTCCTGAATCTAATGTTCTTAATTCCATTTTTTCTTCAGGGCTTTTAGTTCTATATTTTTCAATTTTTAATTCTAATGTATTCAATTTAGAAATTATTTCATCCATTGTACTTAGTTTATTTTCTAAGTCATTTAAATGAGTAAATAAATTTTCAAAATATTCCTCTTGTTTCTCTTCAACAGTTTTTTGAGATTTTACTAAATCAGTAACCTCAATTTCTTTTTTATTTCCTTTGTCATCCAATTTTTCAACATCAGGGTCAGTTTCAATGTCAACCGCTTGTGGTTCTGTTGTACCTGTTGGTGCTGCTGGTGGAGGAGTTAATCCCTCGGCGCCAGGAATACCCGCTTCACCCGCAGGAGGAGGTGGTACTTCTCCGCCAG